AACTAGCCATTTTGGCAGACCGCTGAGCAGTATCCCTAGCATCTAGCCTTTGAGTTAGTCTTTGTTGTGCTAATTTTTTAACCTGTGCCCTTCTGGACATATCTTTTAGTCTTTTTTGTTATTTATACTTGATTCCCAAATCATCTTCAGTCATAATTTTGAACTCCCAACGATTATCTTTACAAAACTCTTCTGCTGCAGCCCACTTTGCTTGATTGACAACCCACGTTTTACTCTCAGTAATATAACTCTTTGTTTTTTTATTTGTTGGTTTCTGAGTTTGTTTCTTTGGTTTTATTTCAATCAATGATTTTTTTATTTTTCCTTCTTTTGTTTGATATTTGATGTAGAAATCTGGATAATACTTATGTCTCCTCCTATCAATTGGAGATACATATGGTATAGATATTTCTTCAGAAGCCCACTCAAGAATGTGGGCACTTTGGTCACAATAGACCATGAACTTTCTTTCCCATAATGACCTATAAATAATGTTACTTGGGTTTCCCAAATATTTTTTATGATTAGAAGGTTTATATATTCCTTTATACGCCACAGTTCAAGTTTTCTTTTTATTTAGATGGCAATCAAAGATCCCAGAAGATTTCAAAATAAATCTGATCCGAGTCTCAGGAAAAATACTGGCAATAAAGATGCCATTCCTGAGATTTGGAGTTCTATAGATCAAAAGGCTTCTAAAGTAGTTACAGATGGAATTCGTGGAGCATTCTTAAACCCAGAAGCTACGGCACCCTTTACACAGAGCATTACTGGATCTGGATCAGTAGCAGGCCAAGCTCCAGAACCCACCATGTATGGTGCGGCACATCAGAGTAATTCTCTAGATCCAAGACATGTTTTGCCAGATTCAATTCTTGGATCTATGGCCAACCTCTTTGAGGTTTCTTTTGTTGGATTTCCATTTACATTTGATGATGTTGGAACTCCTCTTTTTCTGGAAAGGGAACTTGGTCTTCTATGTTCTGAAGCATCACTTCCAGCGACTAGTTTTGGAACATTGGAAGTTAATGGCCACTATCAGGGAAGAACGGAAGTATTTGCTCATACTAGAATATATCCATCATTAACTCTTACATTTTATGAAACTCTAGATCATAAGAGTTTGATGTTCTTTGAAAACTGGCAGGAGTATATCACAGAGGATGGTACTAATCAATCAGACCCCACTCATTTTTATAGAATGAAATTTCCAAACGACTATAAATGTGATACTATTTACATTACAAAATTTGAAAAGAATTATAGAGGTTTTGGGTACTCAGATACATTAACATATCAATTCATGCGAGCATTCCCTAAAAATGTATCTTCTGTTCCGGTTGCCTACGGTCAATCAGAATTCACAAAAGTAACCGTGGAGTTTGCTTATGACAGATATATTGTAACTAAACGGGAGAGGAAAGCAGAAACAAAACTAGGTCATATGCAGGGAGAACAAACGCAAGAATTGGTTAGAGAAGAGCCTCCTACACCTGCCCCCACTCCTGCTGTTAAGAAACCCATGAGTATGCGAAACAGAATGAGAGCACCTGGTGGAATTTATGGTGGTCGTCCAGCACCTAAATCTGCACCTCCACTTTGAGTTCTAAAAAACGAGAATAAATAAATATAACCTGAATTATTTTATGGGATACTATGCCTTTACCAAAAATTGCTACACCAACTTATGAATTGGTTTTGCCATCGTCCGGAGAGACTGTTAGATACAGACCCTTCTTGGTTAAAGAAGAAAAACTTCTGTTAGTTGCACTTCAGAGCCAAAATCAAAAGCAGATTACTACTGCTGTGAAGAATGTAATTAAAGAATGTGTGATGACAAGAGGTGTTAAAGTGGATACTTTGCCAACTTTTGATATTGAATATTTGTTTTTAAACATTCGTGGTAAGTCTGTTGGGGAAGAACTTGAAGTTAATTTGATTTGTCCTGATGATGGTGAGACAGAGGTTAAAAAGAAAATTGGTCTTCATGAGATCATGGTTCTGATTGATGATGAAAATAATGACACGATTGATATTGATGATAGTCTTAAACTAAAACTTAAGTTCCCATCTCTTGATGAGTTCATTAAGAGTAATTTTGAAACTGGTAGTGATGACACTGTGGAAGCTTCCTTTGATCTTATCGCATCATGTATAGATAAAATCTATAATGATGAAGAAATTTGGGAAGGAAAAGATTCTTCTAAGAAAGAACTTCGTGAGTTTATTGATCAATTAAGTTCGAAGCAATTCAAAGAAATTGAAAAATTCTTTGAGACAATGCCAAAACTTTCTTATACCACAAAGATTACTAATCCAAATACAAAAGTTGAAAGTGAAGTAACTCTGGAAGGACTGGCAAGTTTTTTCGCCTAGGAATGTCTCATATTGATTTACAAAGTTACTATGAGTTGAACTTTGCTCTCGTCCAGTTTCATAAATATTCTCTAACAGAAATAGAAAACTGGATGCCATGGGAGAGAGATCTATATGTTGACATGCTCAAAGCCCATATCGAAACTGAGAAACTAAAGGCACAACAGAATGCCAACAGCAAGTACTAAAAAAGAAAAGATAGATGAAAGAATTCTAAGAATACTTGGCCTCAATCCAGAAGAGGTCGAGATGGATTATATTACTTACCATAATGCTCTCAGAGAATCTATGGTAAAAGGTGCTAAGTCTTTACCTCCAGAAGAACAAGCTTTGCTTGTAAATGAGAGGAGAAGAATAAGAGGTAATAAAGGTAGATTTCAAGTAAAGACTAAGAAAGTAAAAATAAACAACAATAATTTAAATTCTCCAATTAAAGAGAAGCGTAAGATGCTTCCTGGAGCTACTAAGAAAGAAGGACCTTCTCAAACAAAGGGAGACGCATTAGTCAAAAGTGATTCTAGTACTACGGATATTGTCAACACACAGGGAAAACTTCTAAGCAATCTTGTAAAAACTTTAAACTTTAATTTAAAAGAGGAGAGAAAACTTCAACAAGAAGAAAAAACATTAATTGCTAAGAAAGAAGATAAAGAGGAAAAACAAAAGAAAGAAGATTCTATAGAGAAGAAAGAAGGTCCATCTCCTTTGATGAAGGCTGCAGATAAAATTCTGGCACCAGTCAAAAGTTTATTTGAAAGAATATTCGACTACCTAAAATTAACTGCTCTCAATTTTGTAATTGGTTCTGCATATAAGTGGTTCACTGATCCAGCCAATAAAGAAAAAGTAGATAAAGTAAAAAACTTTTTCAGTAGTATTGGAGAGTGGTTCAATGATCCAAAGAATCAAGAGAGACTCAGCACTTTAGGGAGATTTTTGAAAGATAATTGGAAAGTATTCTTCGGGGTTGGTGGAGTTCTTTTATTGTGGAGCAACTCAATTGTTAGACTGGCAGTAAAACTTGGTGCTACTGTTATTAGATCTATTCCAAAACTGGCAAAACTAATTACTAAATTGGCAATAGCAACCGCCAAACTTGGATTCAAGGCAGCAAAAGGTTTAGTGAATCTAGCTATAAAAAATCCAATAGCCGCTGCGGGGACTCTTATAGTTGGTGGTGCTGCGCTTGGATTAGCAAGTCAGGCAAAAACACAGTCTAATGATCCAGCTGCGGAAGAAGGAAGAACTCAATTAGATGATACTTTAGATTTTGGCGGAATAACTGGATCTCCTATGGGAGGACTTTTCAACCAAGGAGGTATGGTTCCAGTCATGCTCACAAAAGGTGAGTATGTGGTTCCACCAAATCAGGCTCAGAAGATTGGTGCTCCAACATTACATGCAATCAATAATGCCGAAAATTATAATCAAGGTGGATTGATACCAGGAAGAGGACCGAATGTTGATACTGTAAGAACTCAACTAAGAGAAGGTTCTTTTGTAATTCAAAGACCAGCAGTAGATGCTTTAGGTTCTAATAATATTCATAAATTTGTATCAAACTACAATGAAGGTGGAAATGTTAATAAATTTGTATCAAACTATAATTACTATAATGAAGGTGGAGATATTCATAAATTTGTATCAAACTACAATGAAGGTGGAAATGTTAATAAATTTGTATCAAACTATAATTACTATAATGAAGGTGGAGATATTCATAAATTTTTAGCAAGATATAATGAAGGTGGGAATGTTAATAAATTTGTATCAAACTACAATGAAGGTGGAGATATTCATAAATTTTTAGCAAGATATAATAAAGGTGGAAGTGTTAATAGATTTCGTAGTAAGAGATCTGGACGGGCTGGAGGAAAAACAAACGTAACAAAGACTGATGGTGGTAGTGCTATTGTGGCAGCAGCAAAGAATGCTGTCACTACTGGTAGAAAAGGTCCTGCAAGTCCCCCCTGTGCCTCCTGGGTGCGTATGGTTCTCGGTATGGCAAATCACCCTGCTGCTAATCAAACAACGTCCACAGCGGATCTGGATCCACAAATAGGACCTAGCAGTCCATATGCTACTAGTCTTGCCTCTGCTGCATCTTTTGCAGGATCTGATCTTGGAACTGTAATACGAAATAGTGGTTCTTTAAAGCCAGGGGATGTTATCTTACATAAGAATACCTATGGAAATTTTGGTCCTGGTGCTATTACTCACGTATCCGTAGCCTCAGATAAAAAAGGAAAGATATTACATCAAAGCACTAGTGGTGGTCCACCAACAGAGACAAATATGTTTTCTTTTGCTCATGGATTAAGACTTGGTGGTGAGGGAACTATTGGAGAGTATAGTGATACTGACCCAGGATCAACCCCAGGAAAAACCAATCAAGGTGGATTTGCTCTTGGTGGCGGTCTTGGAGAACTTCTTAGGGAATTGAACTTGGATTCTAATTCTTCTCCAATAGGAAGTACAGTAACAAACACTAAGATGAGTCAAGTTGCATCAACAACGCCAACTGATATGGAAGAAGATGAAGAGCAATCATCTGCGTCAGTAAAAGAATTACCTCAATCTGAAGAAACTGTTGATAAGAGGAGTGGCCCACAAGATAGAATGACAGAAACCATGATTAGAAGTGGTCCAACTTCTATTGTTTTATATGATTGGAAGTATGAAAAACTGTATGGCATTGAGGGAGCATAGTTAGATGTCATTACTAGTTCCTAAAGAATCAAAGATCGCAAAGATTACCGCATCTTCTTCACTCGTCACGTTGAAAGACAAGAAGATAGGTGGGGGTGCTCTTGTAAAGAAAAAAATATCCGAAAGTAATAACAAGATAATTACGATTACAAATAAATTGAATGAAATACAAGAGGTTCGAATCAAAACAGAGAGAATACAAATAAATCAACTTAAAGCAGAACCAGCCGCAGAAGAAAAAATAAAAACTGAAAAATTATTAGAAACTGAACCAGAAAAAAAGGAAAAGAAAAAAGGAGAAGATCTCAAGATTCCAAAACCATCAACACCAAATCTAGTTGATAGAATATTTGAATTCCTGGCTCTAACTGGTCTCAACTGGTTGATTGGTAAGTTATCAGATAAGACATCTGGTATAACAGGTATTTTTGATTTTATTCAGAATGTATTGGAAAATATTGTAGAGTGGTTTCCAAAATTTTTAACTGCTGCTTTTAGTTTCTTTGAAATAGTTGGACCATGGATACAAGGAATTGGTCAATTTGTTTTTAATGCTTTTGTTGGGGCGATTGATCTGGCATATCAAACATATGATGGGTTGAGATCTTTGACTGGAACAATCTTTGGAGACAAAGGTGTGGAAAGATTTGACGAGTTCTCCGGAATTCTTAGTAATGTTATTGCTGGTGCCATAACACTTGGAACTGCTATGATAATGTTTAGTGATGACCTAAAGGGATTTGGTGGTGGGAGACGTGGTGAAACAACAGGTATTAATGGAAGGAGTGTTGGAGGAACACGAACTACTTCACCACAAGCAGCAAGAAGATATGCACAACGATTTGGTAGAGATGCTGCTATTCGTAGATTTGGACAAGAAGGTGTTCGATCATTAGGCGGTAGGTATGCCAGATCTGGTGCTACTAATCTTGCTAGAAAAGGGATCACATCTGCTCTTGGTAGAAGTGGAACAAAACTAGCTCTGAAATTCTTAAGACCAATCTTAAAACGTATTCCTGTTATCGGTGGATTAGTTGACTTTGTTGTTTCTCTTGCCATGGGAGAGTCTCTAGGTAGGGCTGCCGCAAAGTCAGTTGGGGCAACTCTTGGTGCTGCTTTAGGAACTCTTATTCCTATTCCTGGAGTGGGAACAATCGCTGGTGGTATTCTTGGCGATTTAGTTGGTGGAAAAATTTATGATGCTGTGACTGGTGGTGGAAAAACAAATGATTCTGTGATTGAAGAAGATAATGAGCAAGAACTGAATAGTGGTGGAAGAGTTAAGATTGGATCACAAGACTTCCGTGACCTTGCTTACATTGTGAGTGGAGAAGCAGCAAGAAATACAAATGATGAATATGGAGTTGCTGCTGCTGTCCTCAACCGTGTAGCATCTCCGGTATGGCCTAATAATGTAAGATCTGTTGGATTCCAGGCAGGACAATTTGAGGCAGTTTACACAGGCAAGGCAAAAGATGATCCTATGTTAGCGGAAAAACTTTCTTCTCCAGAAGGACAAGCAAAGATTGCTTCTGCAATGAAATTGTTAAATGGTAGAACTGATTTCAAAGGCCAAACCATGTTATCTAATAAAGGATCTAGTGATATTATGTTCCATCCTAGAGGAAACTTCTTTCATTACACAACACAAAGAAGAAAAGATGATCCTGTCCCACAAAATCCAAATCAATCATGGAAGAGGTTGATAGGAACTGGTGGCCCTAAGATTGATTTATCAACAACGTCAGTTACATCTAGTTCTAGTTCTAGTTCTTCTGTTTCACAAAAATCAAAAGAACAGAAAGAAATGCAGTTTAATCCCTTAGGAATGTTATTAAATAAGTTAGGGATTACTGGTAATACTTTAGAACAATCAGAGCAGATTGGATCTCCAACAAATAAAAATACACCAGCACAAATCAGCTCTTCTCCATCACTATCTTCAACAAATAAAAATACACCAGCACAAATCAGCTCTTCTCCATCACTATCTTCAACAAATAAAAATACACCAGCACAAATCAGCTCTTCTCCATCATCAGCATTATCTACCGTTAAATCTAACATAACTAAAACATCACAATCTCTTCCCTATCAAAAGAGAAGATCAAAACCTGCAGTTAAAGTTGCAGTTTTAGTTAAAGAAAAGACTCGTAATATTATCACATAAACCATGGCATCAGACTCACCAGTAAAATTTACAGAAGCCAAGTTACATTCTGCGACTGGCGATAACGATTATGATATCCGTGCGGGTATCATCTCTGTGGATTACTATGAGGATTTACTGAAACCAGGGACAACTATAGTTCTTAGTTATCAAGACACTGGAAATGCTAATGCACAAAGTGTTTTTGATGCCCTACCAATCGAATCTAAAGTCAAGATAAGTTTAAATTTTGAGAGAAAAGGTTTTGATCCTTGGCAAGTTGATATTGATAATTATTCGATGCATCGCTCAGGGGGAGCGAGAAAAGATAGTAAGAAAGAGACACTTACTTTATTTTTTGTCACTCAAGATTGTATGACAAACTTTAATACTCAAATAAAAGAAAAATTTGAGGGTGCCATTTCTCAATCCGTTGAGAAAATGTTAAAAGAAAATCTTGGCATAACGAAAGAAATTAATATTGAGAGAACACAACACACGTATGAATTTAGAGCAGGGTCATTTAAGAATCCGAAGGAAACTGATCGAGAGTCGGGAGTTCCAAAAGATAAAAGAGCATTTGATACTATTATACCATCTTTGGCTAAAAGAGCAATACCAGAAAAAGGAGATACTGAAGATTGTGGTTACTTATTCTATGAAGATTATGATGGTTATCATTTCAAGTCCATGTTTAGTTTGATGCAGGAAGAACCTGTAGCAACTTACTTTGTTTCTAATGTAAATAGATCTTCTTTCTATAGAGACAATCAATTCGTAATATTAGATCATGGATTTATGAGTACAGGAGAATCTGAAACTGCCAAGTCTAATAGTATCGGTGGCGGTCAGGTAGCCACTACTACAACAGATCTAGTTACTGGCAAAACAACTAAAGAAGTATCGACAGGAAGTAAAATATCTCTTGGTTCTGAAGAAATAAAAGTAGATAAGAGAGGAAGAAAAACTGCCACAATCAATAAGACAACTCCAATTAAAAGTGATACGAGTGGAGATTATGAAGGGAAATCTAGTGAGAATTATAATTTTCCTTGGGAAGCTAATTCTATCATAAATTACAACCGATTTTTTAATTCACAAAAATTGAGTGTAACTGTTCCATTCAATCCATTATTGAGAGTTGGTCAAATTATAGAAATAAACTTTCCAGAAAAGAATCCATTAAGTAATGATAAAAAGATAGATGAGAAGATTAGTGGCAAATATATTATCAAAGAACTTAATCATTCATTCACAGGTAATGATTCCCTGACAAGACTCATGGTTCTCCGCAATAGTTTTGGTAGGACTTGACAACTAGTTGGCTCATAACTAGAATCTGGCTTGTCCGGGTTAATAGAAAAGCTCTAGATACCTAGATAAATATAAAAAACACTATAGTCTACTATGGAAAACATAGAAAAGCATATTGAGGCTGATAAGAAGATCCTCGAAGATCCCACAACATCCCCTCAACAAAGACGCCACATAGAAGGAGAACTTCGTGAACTTGAAGTTTATGTTGAAAATCATAAAGAAGACATAGAAGCTGGGGATCATCATGATCCTTCACCACTGGAACTTTATTGTGAAGTCGAACCAGGAGCTCCTGAATGCAAAGTACATGATAATTGAATAAATGGCAGGACGCGAGGGTAAAACAGGATTAGCTAGAGTTCTCCCCCAGAAATACTGGGCGGAGAACATGAAGGCTGATGGAAAAAAGATTGGCAATAGATGTAAAATTCTTCTTTTAGACGAAGATTATACACCAGACACTGAATCTGCTCCTCTAGACCCTTCCAAGGCGGAATGGGCCTGGTCTTTGACTCCTACTACCCAAGCATCTGCAACACAAAACCTTAGAGGTGGAGAGTTAGTAAAGTATTCTTATACTCAAGGTCAGTATATTATTGAAGGTCATATTGAAAAAACCGAACACTTTGAACCAGAACAACCAAAGTCTGGAGTTGAAACTGCATTAGCATCAGGAGAATTTCCTAGTTTTGAAGGAAAGGGAGATGTAGATACTCCTACTGTAAGAACTGGAGCTCCTGCAGGCAAATCTACCATCATAGAATCGGCAAAGAAAATTGATAGTGCCTTGAATAAAGGTGCTTTATATAATTTAAAAACAGAATTTCCAATCAGTGGAGACAAATTAAGTGCTGATGTTGGTGGACTATTAAAATCTATTGCTTCAGGAGGTTTTCCACCGTCATTAGAAGATATAACTGGAGGCCTGACAGATCAAATAGGTCTTCCTGATGGATTATCTGAACTTAATATTCCAGGTACGGATTTTAATATCAACCTTGGCGAAGCTTTAAAATCTGGATTAGATTCTATTGCTTCTGGCGAGGGTCTTAGTGCTCTTAGTACTATCTTGGGAGATCAGGTAGGATCTCAACTTACGGATGTTCTTAATGATAAAACATCAATATTTGAGTCTCAGATTTCAGATGCATTAGGTAATATTCCTGGAGTCGGTGATATTACAGGACAACTTAGTGGGAAATTGAATGATGCAATTGGAACGACTGCTAATGAACTCTTTGTTGGGGCACTGAGTGGTCAAGTAAATGCTGGAGAGATAAGTTCAAACTTGATTAGTCAATTAAGTAGTTCTCTGCAGATAGATTCTGTTGATCTTGCTGATGGAGCTCTTGCTGGAGTAGCAGACTCTATAGTTGGAGAAGTATTTAATTCATTATCGGGATCTCTTCCTGAAGGATTAGATCTCAACACGATAGTCCCCTCTCTGGCAAATCAAACCAAGGCTGGTTTAACATCTGGACTGGATATAACTCCAATAGAAGACATGGTTTCTGGTGGAGATTATGGATATAGTAGAAAGATATCTAACTCTCTGGATAAGTTTGCTTATAAAACTAATTCTGCTGTAAAAGTAAATGATGTTGCTTTTGATCCAGTAACAGAACAAATTGTCGATCCAAATGA